TCATTATTCTTGCGAACTAATAAGGCTTCTGTGTTGGTTACATCAATTACTTGTGTACCTTGAACTATCTCATCAAAAGATAGTGAACCACCGCCATTAACTTGTAAATCTCCTGTAATTGTAATATCACCATCTATTGTACCGCCATTGCCAAGATCTTCGGGGTTACTTTGCCCCATTGGATTAAACATTCTAAACCTCTACTGTTCGTACTGCGCCAGTAGTCGTACTGGTGGAGTTATAATTGAAAAATACAGTATTGCCTAGACCACGAGGAACCGTTAAATAAATCATAGTGTTCTTTGGGATAATCATATCCTTGGACGCATTGACATCTGTAGCGGATGTTGCAAAATTAAAATAGATTTCTACGGCGCTGTAAACCCCAAGTGTAGATGTCATGTTCGCTAGAGCTAAGTGAATTGAATTTGCTTCGTCTGCGCTAGATCCAGCAGTACCCGCATCATTTACATTCCAAACACCGCCAACTGTGACGTTGAGTGCTTCTTGTACAGATCGTTTATGTAGATTTGCCATTATGAGTTTTTCCTGTAAACTAATGCGAAATCTCCGCTGGCCACTGCTACGGAAGACCATTCTCCGTAAATGGTTTGGCCGGCTAATACAGTAACACTTGTAAGTGTATCCCAAATGTTGGTATCAGATGAAGTTGCGGTAATAACGCAATCGGTTGATAAGGCTTGAATTGCTACGTATACGTGCGAATTAACAGTAGCGTTGGTAACGTAGTCGTATCCACCGCCGCCAAGTCTATTTTGGGCTTCTTGCGATGAATATCTGTGTAAATTTGATGATGCCATTGATTCTCTTCCTCTCTAAGGTTAATGGTAACCGTGAACGAGCCAGTATAAAAAGATTTACTTCTTTTTAAACATCTTCTTCTTCGGTTCTGGTTTCTTTACTTCTTGCTTTACAATCTTAGGTAAACCTAATCTATTTTTAATTACTTCATAGCCATCATTGACAAGCTTCTGCGCTTTCTCACGCGAGTCTACATGGCAGTAGTGCTTTTCTTTTTTTAGTATAATCATAAATTTTGTACTCCTTACTAATACTGCGGGCGATGACAAAGCACCGCCCACAGATATGTGACGTTTACGGATTCAAGAACTCAATTCCTTTAACGTGGTTTCCAGTTGTAATAACTGCTCCGTAGATAATGTCGGCAACTACCTTTGTGCCTAAATAGTCTACTGAGTACTCGGACTGCAACCTCGCGGCGTTTTGGACTGCTACAGCTATTGCTGATTTATGCACCAAATATCCAGCGTGTGTTCCAGCATCAAGTGCAGTTGCGATTAATGAACTAGTAAAAACTGGCATACCAAATAGCAAGCCAACTTGTCCTGTGTTCATTACGGCGTTATCATTTCCAAAACCAACTCCCACCGCTCCATTATTAGCAATAAATGCTTTGGAGTTTAGAAGATCAGCGTACATTAGTGAATTAACAAAGAATGCACATTCTTCTTGTGGGATATCATTTGCCATCATCGTACCAAGTGCAGTTTCAATATCAGCATTGCCTAAAGTATTGTCGGCTGCTAATGATTGAGTTGTTCCAATAGTACGAAGAAGTGCTTCTATCTTCGTGTCTACTGCTTTACTTAGTCCGTAAGCCATACTAGAAGCGTATTTGGAAAATAGCTCCTCATTTGCTTGAACCATTGCAATGTCTTCAAATAGCTTTGCAGCGTATTTGTGTTGATCAATTGCAAGGCTGATTTTAGTTTCAGTATTTACAGAGTAAGCTACACCAGTATTCGCTGATTTATCGGATACGGCTACTTCTTGAATTGTAGGTATGTGTAGATTATCTCCCTTACCTTGGACTAAACTTGAGTAGTCATCAAAGAAAGGTTTAAATACGAGACTCTTGTCGAAATAACGCATAATTGCGTCACTCCAGAGTTCTGGAATCATCACGTCTAATTGTTCGCCAGTTCCTCTAGTTGTGTCTCCTGAAAAGGCTGTATAGGCCATTTAGAAACTCCTTATTTTTTAACGTAACCAGCTACAATCTTGCCCCATTGCTTACTGCGATCATTCTTGTTCAGATTGAACCAATCCTTCGGGACTTCATTCGCAGCAACCGCTGGGTTGGATGCAACCGGCAGTTTTTGGGTTTTTGTAGTTAGTTTAGCGTGAAGTACTCTTAATTTTGCCAAGGGTAAATCACCAAAGGTTTCACGATCTTCCTCGCTTAGATCTGCAATTAATTGCTCTCGTTGCGAAGCTTCATCAGCTCTAGCTATCTCTACAATAGGTTCCAGCTCTGCAATTTTAGCTGCTCGCTCTTCCGCAAGCTGCTGCCATTGATTTTGCTCTTCCATTTGCTTTTGACGGTCGCTTTCCATGGACTTTTGTAGCTTACTTAATTCAGCTTCCACGTTTTGCGCTCTAGATCTGTACTTTCGGCTTTCTGCCACAAGCTTACTAACGTCGTGAGCGTTAGCTTGCTCGTCTTGGTTGTTAGGTTCCACCTCTTGCGCTACTGCCTTTTCTACGAGTGGCTCGCCTTGATACTCGGACTCGGACTGAGTCTTTGCTGCTTCTTCGGACATACTGTCTCCTTCTGTCATTACATTTTTATTACTGTTGGTCGGTTTGTAAGCTTCTTTAAATTTTTCTCAATATTTGTGGCTATCATGCGCACGATTTCTTTTTCGACATCTGGCCCCACTTTTTGCTTTGCCGCAACAATACGTTTTTTATCAGGTCGAACCGTTACTTTACCACTTCCACTTGGCCGGCCAAAACGTCCTTGTGCGTGAGCGGTCATCTTTGTTGCTGCACTGCCAGAAATAAATATTCCATAATCAATAAATATTTCAGCTCCGAGTTGCCCACTCATAATCACGTCAAACGCGTCCCACATAGATCCCGTTAGGGTCAAATCTGGTACTACGTTTTTTGTACTGATTTGATTGGGAGCTGCTCTCCTAGATCCTTTTAGTCGTGCGTATTTAGGCGTGTAACCGGGAAATCGTTTCCCATTCGCATCAATGCCGCGCTTTGCTTGGCGCACATGAGTAGACTTAATATCTTCAGCATGCCGTTTTATATCCGCGGCGCTGAATTTTATTAATTGATCAATTTTTAGTACGCTCATAATATTGTTGAACTGTTTCTGGTTGTTTGTAAGTACCTGACTTTTTACGCACGTTTATTTCTTTTGCTGCACGCTCCTGGTCTTTATTATATGAGCTATCCGATGACACAGGAATTACAATATGACGGCAATTATGGCCCCCTCGATCGTAAAATGCACCGGGAAACGAGCTTTCTAGTTGCTCGCGAGTAAAAGGTTCTACTGCAATAATTGCACGGCATAATGGACGTGTTTTTTTATCCAATGGGCCTTCGTAATAGTAAAGCTGATCTTCTTCCAGATCTCCAGCCATTGCATAGATTACTTGCTGTTGATAATTGGTAAGAGCGGTTGCAATTACGTTATCAATTCGATCAAGATTAATGCTACGTTCTAATCGATCTTTAATCGTATTTATAGACAGACCTAATTGCCTTCCTGTAATAATTTCTTGACGAATAAGCTCGCCTACATGCCCTGTATACTTGGTAATTGCGGATCGCTGTACATTCTGTAACGCAATAAGTTCTGGTTCTGTAATAGCGCCGAAAAATGGAAGACCATCTAGTAATTTTTCTGTATACTCCATCTGAGTATTAATTGCGGCAGACATGCCCAGATCTTCTAAGAAATAGGTAGTGAGATCTAATAAAGCAAGGGCAGCTAAAATCTCTTGTGTAGATAAACCATCCTCTTCCATTTGCTGCACATCTTGAATAAACTCGTCTTCGGCAACACCTAATGATTTTAGATAATCTGATATTGCGTCATCTATGACGGCCATGGCTAACTTTGTAGTCTATTTAATAAACGATTTTGAGGTTGGTCGGATACTTCTTGCTGCTGTTGTTGTCGCTCTTCAAACTCATCTAAGGAAGCTTGATCGTAATCTGGGTTGTTATATATAAACCAATCTTTCGGTGTTGCAAGCCCCCGATTAAAGCGCCATTCCCATACGGCAATTTCTGATTCTGGCGTTAAAACAGTATTTGGTTCTAAGAAATCAACCGAATACTCTTCGCCGGGATCTACATTCGCTTCGACTTGCATAATTCTTCTATCTATCTCATAACGGCGATGCTCCCATGGCCTCCATGTGTCTTCGGTCTGCGCAGCACGTTCATCATAATTTTCCATTTCAATGAGCTGTAGACTAGACGCAGATGGTGCATTACCTGAGTCATTCCGAGCATACTTAGCACGGATGTGGTTGTTGTTTAAGCATGACTCTACTAAAAATCTTGTCGATTCGATAATGTCTGTGAGCGACCCG